ACACTAAATACAATATCCTCACTCACTATGTTTCCGACGAAGGGCTTAGTGTGAAAGGAACGACTCTGCAAAACGTTGCAGAGAGTTCAAAGCAGAAGAAGCTGCGTAAGCCAGCAGACATTCTTCCTAGCATCACGGGAAGCACATCTAAAGCTGCTGAACGTGCATTCAACGGTCTCAAGACCAAAGAAGCTCAACCTAATGGACGCATCAATGAGTTCACCGTCATCCTCAGGGCAATCAAATAACAACGTCGTGATGTTCCCTAAAAAGAACTCTAGGCTTATCTTATCAGAAGATGATGAAGTTGCTCGTGAAGCCACAAAGCGCGCATACGTCGATGAAGTCGTCGAAGCCTACGCTGCACATATCGCCAACAAGTTGGCGCAGCAAGGCTTTGACGTATTCAACAAACAGTTCGACAAGCACTATGGCTTTACAGTAGAAGCCTTGCGCTCGACGTTGCTTATGACTATGGGCTTGAATCATCCGTTCCAAGAAGTCGTAGAGCATACTGTCAAGACATTGGCGGAAGCTGATAACGACGACGATGAGTTCGATCCTGCTTGACAATTACGCATGAATGATATATGATATCATCATGCAATGGAGTTCGTTATGATTCTCGTGGATTTTAGCCAAGTTATGATCTCAAACATCATGATGCAATTGGCTAACAATGAAAGCAAGCTCGACGAAGATATGGTTCGTCACATGGTTCTGTCGAGTTTGCGTCTATACAAACGCAAGTTCGGTTCTGAGTATGGTGAGCTGGTCATCTGTGCTGACGGTCCGTCATACTGGCGTCGTCAGGTCTTTCCTCATTACAAAGCTGGTCGTAAGAAGTCACGCGATAAGTCGGGTCATGACTGGTCGTTGATCTTTGATTCGCTTCACAAGATTCGTGAAGAGATTGTTGACAATATGCCGTATCCTGTTTTGCGCTTTGAAGGCGCAGAAGCTGATGATATCATCGGTGCGTTGTGTCATGCTCACGGTCAGCACGGCGTAGTCACTCAGAAGATTCTTATCGTTTCTGGTGACAAAGACTTCGCCCAGCTGCAGAAGTATGATAATGTTCATCAGTTCTCACCTATCGCTAAGAAGTTCATCACGCCTGACGTGAATCCTGAGCGGTTCAAGCAGTATCACATTCTGCAAGGTGACAGCGGTGACGGCGTTCCTAACTTCTTGTCTGCTGACGACACATTCGTTTCTGGCGGTCGACAGAAGCCGCTTCCTAAGAAGAAGCTGGAAGAGTGGACGCTCATGCAACCCGAAGACTACTGTCAGGGTGAAATGCTACGCAACTATCACCGTAACAAGATGATGGTTGATCTTGACTGCATTCCTGATGACCTTCAGAAACAGATCGTTGAAACTTATGCTACATATAATCGTAATCCCCGCAGCAAGATCTTTAACTACTTTGTCGAAAAGCGCCTTCGTCAGTTGACCGAAGCAATCTCGGAGTTCTAATATGATGACACTACACATGGCTATTCAAATCCTGCTTACAGTTATCGTCACTGGCACTTGCACAGTTCTTGCAATGACCTTCGTCACGATTGCTAAAGATGCAGTCAAGCTGCAGAAGTGGTTTAGTATCACTGTTCGCAGTATGTTCCTTCTGCATCTTGTTCTTCTTCCCGCAGCTCTCATCAATCTGATCTGGAGTGTATGATGACTTATTATCAGGAGTCGTGGTTGGATCGTCACTTCAGTAAAATCATGCTTGCTTTTATCGGTGTAGTCCTGCTGTTGTTCTATATTATCATTTCGGCGCATAATGAACGCACAGCATCTCATTACAAGCAATGCTTGGATGATGGTAAGAAAGAGTATGAGTGCTACGCCATTGTCTATAGTGGAGGTCGTCGATGAATCGTCGTGGTGTTCTTGGTATGCTTGGTATCGGTGCAGCTGCTGGTCCTGCTGTAGTTAGTCAGCTCGGTTCGCAAGGTTCGACTCCTGCAATCCTTTCGACTGGTGCAGAGATCTATAAAGATCAAGCAATTTCTTGGAATCCTGTCGAGCAACTCGCAGACGCAAAAAGGGAATATGAAGCTCTGACGTTAGATCCAGAAACATGGATTGCGGAATTTGCCCAGCGCGAATGGAAAGAGTATCTGGATGGATATACCTCATATCGTTATGAAACGATCGATCCAGATATTCGTAGCATGAAGTCCCTGTCCGAAACGGCTAAGATGCGAATGTTCTTTGAGCGTAAGGCTAGACGCAAACAACATCAATATAGTAGTTCTGCTTTAGGCAGAATCCAACAGTTGATGAAAGAAGTATGATGAGCGATAATACATACAAACCAACGTTTGCTCCTTGGAACCCTCAGCTCGTTGAAGCGTTGAACTTTGGTCAGCAGAATCCAAAGTTCCATCCATATACTTGTCCAGGAAACTATCCAGAGTGTAAGGATCAACGTGAGTTGGTTGCAACTAAAGATGGGTGGGTATGTAAGTGTGGAAAGTATACTCAGAACTGGTGTCACGGATTTAGCGCAGGTATCAAATGAGTGACGAACAAGATTACGATGTTGTGATCGACACTCTCCAGAAACATCACGATGTTTTATCGAAAATGGATGAGAATGAGTTTCAAGAATTTGGTATCATGCAACAGATTCGTATGCAGCATTGTTATGAATTGAAGATGGCTATGCATGTTTGGCAGAATTATAAGAAAGCTAATCCACATCAATTTGAATGGAAGTAAAGTATGATTACCATTCCCGACGGCGAATATCATTACATGGAGTTTGAAAAGATTATGATTGATCTTAAGAAGTATGCGTCATTCGTTTCAGCAGTCACGAGCGAACAGAGCAAGGACGTAGAGAAGTTCTACGACAACTTGCTGACGATTCACATGCGGGCGAATGCTCCGCTGCTGTTGACTGCTATGATTGGCTTGACGAGCGAAGCTGGGGAAGCTCAGGAAATTGTCAAGAAGTGTTTGTTCCAAGGTAAGCCATTCACTCCCGAAACTGAAGAGCATCTCAAGAAAGAACTTGGCGATGTGATTTGGTATTGGATCAATGCGTGTAACGCTCTTGATCTTGATCCGAACGAAGTGATTGCTGCGAATGTAGCAAAGCTCGAAGCTCGTTATCCTGGCGGAACGTTTGATCCGTTCTATTCCAACAATCGTAAAGAAGGCGATATCTAATGAAGAAGCTCGTGATGGTCGATGTTCTTTCGTCGTTTCGTATGCGCTATGTCGTGCGAGCAAAGAACGCAGAAGACGCGCTCGACGAAGTTGTAATGCGCGAAACTGATACGACGTTCAAAGAGTTCAGTCAGAAGCACATTGATCCTACTGGTATCATCGACTATCGTGAGATCACAGAAGAAGAGTATCTGAAGATGTTTGATCAGGATAATGATTATCTCGCTAGTTGGACTGAAGAGCAGAAAAAATCGTTTATAAATGTTATTGACTACTACGAACCTAAGGAGATGAGTGACGATGGCGCTTGATACTAGTAAATGTATGGCAAACCTGATTGCCAAGATTGAAGCACAGACAACCAAGGAACGTCAAGTTGACTTCCTGAAGCTGTATAGCTCTTATGCGCTGAAGGCGGTCCTTGGTTATGGTATGGATCCAGGCGTGAAGTGGTTGCTTCCTGCTGGTGATCCGCCATATCGTCCTCTGTTCGACGCAGCTGATCAGGAGGGTCGTTTCTACGTTGAATGCAAGAAACTGATCTACTTTGTAGATAGCCCTGAAGGGCGTGAAGTAAATCCGCTCAAGCGCGAACAGCTGTTCATTCAGGTTCTTGAATCTGTTGATCCTCGTGACGCCAAACTGCTTCTTCGCATGAAGAACCGTCAGATCAAAATTATGCCAGAAGCAATCGCGGAAGCATTCCCTAATCTATGGGAAGCATGGGGTCGACAAGTAGCAACTCCAATCACTCCGCCAGCTCCAATCGTGCAGGAGGTTGATGTTGACAACTCAACCTTTCTCGAGTATAATGAAACTCAAGTTCCTGTCAAGCGTGGCAGGGGTCGCCCGAAAGGTTCTACGAAGAAGGCTGTAGCATGAACACTGCGTTTATCATTGGCAACGGAACAAGCCGTAAAGGCTTTGAATTGACTAAACTCAAACCATATGGAACAATCTATGGATGTAATGCGCTTTATCGTGATTACTTTGATAACTCTATTCCTGACTTCCTCGTTGCTATTGATGACGGTATTATTACAGAAATAGAAGGAAGCGACTTCCCCTCTAAGCGTTTCATCGTTCCGCCTATGGACGAACGTTGGGAACCAGCTGAGTGTAACATTGGACGTCCTCGTAGCAACGCTGGTATCAATGCCATGCGTGAAGCTATCAAGATGGAATACAATCAACTGATCTGTCTTGGTTTTGACTTTCTGATTCAGGATGACAAGCAGCTTCTTTCTAACGTGTATGACGGAACTCAAAACTACGGTCCTTCCACACGCGCGAGCGCAGCTGACAATCCTGGTCGTGTGAACTATCTGCAATGGTTGGTTCGTAAGCATCCAGAAGTCGACTTCATTTTTATTTTCCCTAGTATCGAAAATGTGACTAAGATTTATGGGGAAAATGTGTTTTATAACACTTATGAAAATCTCCAAAAGCATACATAGAGACGAGGTTTTCATAGGAGGGTATTATGGTAAAAAAGATCTATCTAGAACATTCTAATCGCAACAAGATTGACCACGTTTTGGGTAAGTTCCTCGATCATGACTGCTATGATCTGGTTCTTACTGAAGACACAGACGTCTATGAACCACTCACTCCTCTTCAGATTATGATGGGTGAAGAGCATTCTGAAAAGAACATTCTGTGTAAGTTCCGCAAAGGCGTGTTCACTAAAGAAATGACAGACGCAGCATATACTGCTCTCCGTTCAGGCGCTGTTATGTCTGACAATCGTGGTATTGCAGCAGGTATGGATCGTGAAACCGAATTCCAGCAGCTTCCTGACGGTCTTGGTTCTCGTCGTTGGGTTACAGAACGTCAGAAAGCAGTTCTTGAATACATGATGGCTCTATCTCCTCCAGATGTTATCACTGGCGAAGATCAGTTGCAATATATCTACGATTCTAATCCGAACGTGCCGCTCAAGAATAGAGGCACTGGTAAAGACGTTTGGCATATCAAAGATCGTATCAAGAGTGGTGCCATCTGGATCGTAGAAAAGACTAAGAACTTCAACTTCGAAGATTGGTATGAATCCGTCAAGGATAAGAATCCTCAAGAACGTAAGATGGCTGCTGAACATGTGTTCAACGATCTAGTATCAGATACAACTTATGCCAACGGTGTTCGTTCTGGCGTCGGTGGGTTCATGGATCGTTATCCGCGTATTCCGTTCTGTCGCGAAACTGGTTGGACTGCTAGCAATCATCAGCTCTATGAGGGCGCTATTCCTCTGTTTGAAGCAGCTGCTAAAGTCTACGAAGAAAACTTGCCAGTTCGTTTCGCTGGTCAGATGGAAGCTATGAACAAACTTGGTCCTGATTGGCAGATTGGTAAGACTCCTTACACAACACTGACTATCAATCGTGACTTCCGCACAGCAGCGCATCGTGACGTTGGTGATCTTTGTGAGTCATGGGAAACGCATGAAAATCCTAGAGGCTTCAGCAATCTTCTCGTTTTGGATAACGGCAAAGACTATGATGGTTTCTATCTGTGCTTCCCTGAATTCCGCGTAGCAGCTGATATTCGTGCAGGGGATATGATCATGATGAATGCTCATCGTATCCACAGCAACTCTCCTGCCTTCAACTACGAAGAAGGTTTCGAGCGTATGTCAGTTGTGATGTATTTCCGTGAGTCTATGCTTGAGTGTGGTTCTAAGAAATATGAAGAAGCTCGTAAGAACTTCGTTTACATGCGCAGAAACAACAAAGAGCATGAGCTATGGCATGAAGGTTGGAACGGCGTATCGCCAGGAATGTGGGACGGCGAAGAGTGGGGTCGTTATCTAGGTAACAACGGCTTGCTTGATGAAGCTGAAGAAGTTTTGGGTAAGCTAGGTCTTGGTAATGAAAACAGCACTCTTATGTGAGCAGTGGAAACTTCCGTTCAATATCGAACTCAAAAACGAAAGTGACTCAGACTTACATTCTAGATCATATATTCATTATGTTTCTCAACATCTACCTCTAGTTGCTGCTAAGTGCTGGGCAACTAAGTGGATGTTGGAAGGAGTTCTCGACGCCAGCGAACGTTATAATGTTCGTGAGTATTTCGCTGGCGTCGGGATCATGAGCACGATCATTCGTGGTCTATATAATGTTGATCGCCATGTAGCTAGTGAAATTGATCAAGATTGCGTCAAACAGCTTTCTTCTATGGGTCTTGAATCTAGACTCGAAGACGCAAAAGAAGCTATGCTGCTCGACGACAATAGTGACATGAAGTTCTTAGACCTTCCTAACTCCAGCGTTCTACAGATCACTACGAAATGGAACGACTGTTTCAATAAGGCGTTTCAATCAAAGCCAAAACTAGTTGCATGGACTGACACATCCGTCACTTATCCTATCGCAGTTCATGGCGAAAAGTATTCCAAGATCTTCGGTGAGCAACTCACAGATAAGTATGATTATGTGAAGGCTTACTCAAAGTGGTTGTATTCTAATCATAGATATAGTATAATCAAAGCTGCATTCAGAGCTAGGAACGCAGTCTACTTCGTAGCAGTTCCTGGGCTTTATGAAACTGAGTTCAAGCATTTTGATCTAACAACTACAGCTAATGGTTTCTATTTCTTAGAGAAGGATACTGGACCTCTTGACGCTTTCACCTGATAAGATAGGTCGCTGGTCAGACCTAACTAACCAACCTGAAGTCAGTGATCTACAAGCTGGTTTTGATTTTAGACAACCAATATATCGAAGAGAAGTTTTCCTTCGTTTCTATGAATACCATCTGAAGTATCGTTCGCATCCTGGCGCTGTTTACTTTGCGTTCCCGTGGTTATCGAATCACATGAACATGAATGAAGAAGACAAGCTCTGGATTGCTTTCATCAATGGTTGCTCGCAGAATATCGTCACGAGCTATTTCATATTCAAGAAGTTCCCATCGGTCAAAGATCTCAACGTAGAAGAGCTAGATTCTTGGTGGAATGACAATCACCAGAAGTTCAAAGCAGGTTCTGGTTGGGATACTGATCGTAAGTATTTCAAGATAGGCAAGACTGGTTTTCCTCAGTGCGTTGCTTCCTATAAGAAGGTTGTAGATACATACGGCTCACAAAAAGCAATGTATGATTCTGTCTGCAATACGACTGATAAATATCAGAACTTCCGCAACGCATGGTCATTCGTTCGCAACAACTTCATGTCGTTTGGTCGCTTATCAGCTTTCTCATATCTAGAGTATCTGAGAATACAAGGCGTCAATATCGACTGTGATAATCTCTTCCTAGATGATATCAGCGGTTCGCGCTCGCACAGGAACGGTCTATGTAAGGTTCTTGGGCGTGATGATCTAGACTGGTGGAAGGATGACGTAAAGTATTCTCCAGACATCTTAGAGTGGTTGAAGGAAGAAGGTAGAATTCTTCTAGCAGAAGCAGCTGCTCGCATTGATCATCCAGACGTGAGCTACTTCACACTAGAATCAACCCTCTGTTGCTACAAGTCATGGCATAGACCAGATCGTAGATATCCAAACGTCTATATGGATATGTTCTATAACAGGATCAAATATGCAGAGTCAGAATGGGGTAATCAGTTCCAACTGTTCTGGGATATGAGGAAAGAGCGTCTACCTGAACATCTACGACTAGAGCATAATCCAGACGATCCTGGTTTGTCTAAAGTGAAACAGAATCACTATAGACTAACTGGTGAAGTTATCATGATGGATAACGAGTGGAGCTGCTTTAAGAACGGTTTCAATAATTATGGACTGAGAGGATTCCTATGAAAGTGATTGCTATCGGTGGTGAGCCAGGATCTGGTAAGACTACTCTTATGTGGAAGCTAATCGAGAAGCTGAAACCAGAAGCCAAGTTCAGTGAGTTCAAGCTGGTTCCTTATCATCAGAAAGACAACGTCTACATTCTAGGCAAATATGAAGAAGGCGAAACGTTTGCTGGCACAGATCGTATGAGCATGTCTGTTCAGCCAGAGGCTATCAAGTTTTTGGCTACGTTGCCGAATGACGCCATCGTGATCTATGAAGGCGACAGACTGTTCACCTCATCTTTCCTTGAACACTGCAATGAAAAGTATGACCTGAGCATTATTTACTTGCGAACGACGAAGAATGAGCGTAATATAAGATATGCTAAGAGGGGCAGCAACCAGAATGAAACATGGCTTGCTGGGCGCGAAAGCAAGGTCAACAACATCATGACAAATATGGTTCTCATGTTTCTTACAGAAAAGTTTGATCACATGGCGCCAGAAGATACAGACATGATCGTTGAACATATTATGAAACAGGTCTAAGAAAGGAAAGCATATGGATTGGGCATCATACGGTATCAATATTCTAGTCGCAGCATCTAGCTGGTTGGTTGGAATTATGCTTGCTCGTTTTGTTCTAAGGAAGTGGTTCGGTATCAGCCCAGATGGTCCAGAAATGGTTGGGAACGGTGTAACGACTGACGATGTGTTGGCTATTGATAAAGCAGATATGCCGTATATCCCCGTGAAGGTCACAAAAGAGCATGGACTGTATTATGCTTGGTTCACTGGAAATAACAAGTTCATTGGTCAGTCCGAACGCGAAGAAGATATTGAGCTTATGGCATATCGTCACATCATGAAGCTCGTCAATCTTCGAATGGAAATCAAGCACGATAAGGATGAAGCTGTAAGTGAATAAGAAAGTCGCGATCATCACAGGCGCAACTAGCTGGATGGCGCTTGCTACGCATTACAAGCTGACAGAACAGGGTTGGATCACGGTTCTTTGTTCACACGAAGAAATGGACGTTGATAATCCTGACGCTGTCAATGAATACTTCGATAGAATGATCAAGCATTATGGTCAAATCCATGCAGTAGTGAACATCGCTGGAAAATCTTTGAACAAGCTGTTTCATGAAACTACGCCAGAAGAGTTCGATAAAATTCTTGGTGTTAATTTTCGTGGAGTAGTGAACACGACTCGCGCTGTTCTTCCTCACTTCATGGAATCATACGAAGGTAATATCGTATCTATCGTATCAAAAGGCGCTTACACTGGATTTCCACAAAAGAGCGCATACTCCAGTGCTAAGGCTGCAACGAATATATTCATGAAGGTAATCGCGCAAGAGTATGGTCGGTGGAACATTCGTGCAAACACGATCCTTCCTGGCTACACCAAAAACAAGCGAAACTCAAAGTCAAATCCTTCTCATACTAATCCATCGCCATTAGGTCGTATCACCTATCCAGAAGATGTTGGCAAAGCTGTTGGATTTTTGTTATCAGACGAAGCATCGCATGTCACTGGATCTTGTCTTGATATTTCCGGCGGCTGTGCACTACACTAGGAGAATCAAATGAATGAAAAGTATATGAAGCTGTGGGCTACGCCTATCGCTATCTTCAATCATCCAGACGCTGAAGCTATCAATGCAGAACTCATGTCAACCGAGCAGGTTCAGAAGTTGCGCGGCATGAACTTCATGAGCAGGAAAGATGCGTGGGATCTCATTGAGGAAATTCCCGCTCTCAAGGAACTGCATAGATGGAAGCTGGAATGTGCAGCCAAGTTCGCCAGTAAGTGTTTCAATGTGGAGTATACGCCCGAACACTTTTTCCATACGCAGGGTTCTATTAACTTTCGAAAGAAAGACGAGGAAGCGCCACTGCATACTCATCGACTGACTACGATCGTGACGACATACTATGTTGATGTTCATGACGACTGCGGCGACATCCGACTGATTGATCCGCGCAGCACTCTTGGCTGGATCAGCATGGAAAAGAAAGCATATAATCAGTTCACCTATACGCCACAGAACGGTTCCATGATCATGTTCCCAGGCTGGGTGACTCACGCAGTGCTGCACAACAAGACCGATAAAGAACGTGTCGCGCTCACGGGCAACATCAGGCTGAAACCCGAATACGAAGTTTTCTAGGGGCCTTGACAATTACGACCAAATCAGCTATCATTAAGAGTTGATCATGGAGGTCGGTGATGTCTAAAGTAAACGCGCTTCTCACTAAGTATAACCGCCCTAAAGATAAGAAGAAGTTTCGTAGCGTCAAGTTCAACCCTAATAAAAAATGGGTTGAGTATAGTCTAGATCTAATCGAAGCTAAGTCTATGCTCCAAGCCGTTGATTTCGTTACACGTTTCGACTTGTTAAAAGTAGTAAACAAAATCGAGAGTAAAATATACTTCCACGAAAACCACGCTGATTTTGACTTACGTTCCGCCACCAACGACTTACGTTTGGCTCGTAAGTTGTTACGAATGTAACACAAAAAGTTACAAAAAAGTCGCCTTTTTCGGCGACTTTTTCCGTTTCAGGGGCTTGTCAATCAGGGCTGGTCATGATAGAATGATAATATAAGGTTCAAACGAAAGGTGGTTCGCTATGTCGTCCAATGCTTCTAATGCTCAGGCTAAGTCGCTTATCCGCTCTTCTACCGCTCTTCTGGTTCAAGAGTATCTTGCCAAAGGCGGGCAGGTCACCGTTGTTCCGCGTGGTCGCCGCTCTTCTAAGTAATGAAAGGAAACGAAATGTCGAAAGATACTAAGATGGAACTCGCCTTGTTCGTTATCAACTGGCTTGCTGGTTTCGGTATGGGTCTCACGGTCGCCAAGCTTTTGGGGGCTTGACAATCGCGCTCAGCCGTGATATAATGAACTATATGATGAAAGGAAGTGAAAATGTCTCTCACTGATCTCGATGACCTCTCGACCCGTATCCGCCAGCTCGTGACCGATGCAGTAGAATACGCGAAGCCTCGTCATCTGATTCTTGCAGAGTTTGAGGACCTCGCGGATGAACTGCTCGATGAGCGTGACAATATGATTGCTCAATTAGAACAGGAACTCTGCGATGACCGACTCTTCCTTTCTTCCCTCTGATGCTTCTGAAGCGAAGCAAGATATCGTTCATGCGCTCTATGATCGCTTGAAGGAAGTTCGTCGAGCGATGAACGTGAAGTTCGCGCTCGACGATGAGTTTGAACTGGGTATCAACTGCCGCTTGGCTAATGAAGCTGAGTGGCTCGAAGATCTTCTAGATAAAATTGAACGGAGTTAAATCATGACTATCACTAAGACTGCACTCGTCCTCAATACAGTTAACAGCCTTCACTGGCCATTCACTGCGTCAGATGTAGCTAAAAAGCTGCATTGGGCTCAGAAGGATGCTTCTGCAATCCTTGCTTATCTTGCAAAGCGTGGCGACATCAAACTCGTTGCGAAAGAAACTTCGCTTCGATCGCCGATTGGTTATGTCAACAAATATATCGTTGTGCAAGACGAAGAAGATGAAGGTCTGTCTGCATACAGCGATGATCAGATTCTTGCTGAGGTTGCTCGTCGTTTCGCTCGCCGCTAAGAGGATATCGTTATGCCTAATTGGTGTTCCAATAACTTCACCGTCTCGCACGAAGATCCTGCGATGATCACTAAGTTTGCTGAAGCTCTCAAGGCTGGCGAACTGTTTCAGACGTTCGTTCCGCTTTCTAGCGGAGAATGGGATTATAGCACTGCTCTCGAAGAATGGGGAACGAAATGGGACGCCACTTATGGCGATATCACTATCGACGAAGATGGTAAGACTTGCTATGGTTGGTTCGAGACTGCATGGGGTCCAGGCGTTGCTGCTTATGAACGGATCGGTCTCGATCACGACTTCGACATTGATATCGTGTATCATGAACCAGGAATGTGTTTCGCTGGTCGCTATACAGTAGAGACTGACGATACGTGTTACGAATACAACTTCGACAATGAAAACTGGCGCGACGAAATCGACGATCCAGACGTTCTTGAGTTGCTTGAAGCCGAGTATGAGTCTTGGCTTGAATGGAAAAACGAAGAAGAGGTTGAGTGATGCCTTACGTTCATGTGGATATCGACGTCGGTGAGTTTTCCGATCGCGATCTTATTGACGAGCTCGAAGATCGCGGCTACATAGTCGTTGGTCAGACTGACGACCCTATGTTTAAGTTGCGACAGTCTTTCCTTCTAGATACACCAGAGCAGTTCAGGAAGTTCGTTGTTGACTTGCTGTCTGCTCATAGGATGCCGGTATGACCGAACGCGATCTAATCAAGACGAGGTTTCTCGACTTCATCTTTCAGAATGTGGATTCGTTGCGACTGAACAATCCAGAGATGACGGAAGTTGAAGCCGCGAAGCTCGTTATGGGCGTTGCGTTTGATACTATCACTGGAACATGGAACGACGCATATGGTCCTCGTTACATGGCTGAATATTTTTATCGTATGGCAGACGGTTTCGTCGATCTATCAAACAAGGAAAAAGCAAAGTGAAACTCATTGGCTTATGTGGACTGATCGGTTCTGGTAAGAACACGGTCGCTGAACATCTTATGGAAGAACACGATTTAATTTACGTTTCGTT